ATTTTGTTTCATTCTTGCATCATCTAGTGAAGCGTTTGTTTTTCTAGTTTGGTCTAATGCTAAAAGTCTAGCGTTTCTTTTTGTTTTACCACTAAGTATTTGTAATTGCGGGACTAAGTCTTTGAGACCCTCACCCTGTGTAATGCTCCGATAGGTAAACCCTGCTGCCGCATCAAGATATTCTGATTGTATACTTCTTATATAGCTTGCTGCTTGGCTTGCACCTGCCTTTAGCGACTCTTTAGTTTCAGAACTTAAATCCTTGACATTAATTGATATTCCACCACTTAATTTTTTAAGGCTATTTTGAAGTTGTGATTTTGAGTGCCTATTAACTGCGTTTGTCATGTAATTCGCTATATTATTGCCCTCTAGTTTGAACATACTATAAAACTTATCTTCTAGCTTATTAAATAGTATTCTAACTTGACTAGATATACTCGCATCTTGAGCAAAGTACGCAGGACTTTCTTTTTTGAAAAGTTTGATAATCTCCCTTTCAAACTCTTTTATCATTTTATTAGTTAGTCTTTCAACTTTTTTAACAGTATTTTTTTCTATTTCATAATTAGGACGCAAAGGCTCTCCAACAAGATATTGAGGCTTAAACTGTTTAGCCCATTTTTCTTTGTCTTTAGAAAGCTTTAATTGCTTAGCCATCAGCTTAATATCCCGCTAACAGTCTTCGAACTCCATAGCTTACAACTCCAATATCCAGCTTTGGTTTTATCTGTTTTGTTTTTGCAGTCGTGTCTAGCCCTAAATGAAGCCCTAGCCTTCTCGTTATCTCTTTTAATTTCCATTTCGCTATCACCAAAGCGAACTACAACAACATTACCAGCCTTATTCTTGACATATACCGCGAACTTTTTAGACTCGAGTGGAGTCCTAAAAGGCTTGTTAAGTGTGACTTGTTTTCCTTGATATTCCGCATCTTCTGCATTTTCCGTTATATCTTCAATGCACTTATCTAATACATAATCACCGTCTGCCGCTTCGGTAATGTCTACACTAGCGTATTCAACATCTTGTATAATTTTTTTGGCTCTTTCCAAACCAACTGGAAATGAAGTCTGTATTACTTCAATAGCTGTATTTTTTGTTATTTCGCCAGTAGCAATTTTCTTTACTATCTCAAGTATTGCTGTAACTTGTGCACCATTTAATGAAGAATTAGGGTCTACTTCTTTGTTAATTTCTTTACTATTAATATCATCATCAAGATAGTTTACGATATCATCTTCATAATCATCATCAACAACCATGCCAAAGTAAGGCGAGTTTTCATCATCTGTTAATTTCTTATTAATGCTACTTTGTGAAATTATTCCACTATTAGTATAATTAATATCAGTCCTTGACTTAATCTCATCAATTTCAGCCCTTTCTTTTTCTGTTATAGCGTCTAGCTCATTCCATTTGATAGAAGCATTAAATTCTATACCAAACAAAGGCTTTATATCTGATCTTATTAGTATTTGATAGTGTCTATCTAACAACGGGGTCATAATATCATCTTGTATATTCTCTAGCTCTTCGTGGTAACTTGATTGCTCTGTATCTCCACTTGAAAAACCTTTCATTGGTGAGTTTAATAGCTTATAAGATGGTATATTAGCGATACTACATACTAATTGATATTGTGTCATTATATTGTTATCTAAGTCGCTTATGTTAGTTTCTAACTGCTCAATACTATCTTTAGCACCTGCGAACTTAATGCCAAAGTTGTCTCTCATATCAGCCCATTTATGAATTTTTGACTCAAATTCAGCATAGTCTAACATAAGATCTTCCATGCTCTCCATTTTGAAAACATTTAATCTTTTAGACTTAACCAACAAAGGGACTTCATTGGCTGTACTCTCTGCACTATATAAGCGATTATATATTTTCTGTGTTAGAGATATTCCAGCATACTGATATGTCGGTTTTAAGTTGTCTGCTACTTCCTCGCCTCTCGTTATAACAAGGTGGCTTTTGTGATATTTTTTCCCGCCAATTTGCCAATAAGTTGGATCGTAGTATTCCATACTTGCAGGGTCTGTAACATTGCTTGAAGTCATCAGAGGAGTACACGAATATGGGTCTATTTGTTTTATTCCCTTATAACTTCCAGCCGTTACCCCATCAATATTAAAAGGTTTCTCGTAGTATTCGGGGTCAGTACTTGTAACAACAAATAAGGCAACTCTAATACCAAAAATCTTAGTGAATTGAGATTGGTTTTTTAATTTATCTTTTATTTTGTATTTATGTGTATCTAACCTTTTTAACTCATCAAATACCTTACTATCTATATTATCATCATCTATTGAAGTAACTTTCCAACCTTTTCTTAACGCATCTTTAGCTGTAATATTGCAAGCCTTTGATATTAGTGGGTGCTGTGCGATAACTGCCATTGTAGAGAAGCCAATAAAACTGTCAGAAGCGTACCAATCAAAAACTAAAGGATTAACACCGTAAGAACCGCCAGATGAAAAAGTACTACTATAGCAAGATGAGTCCATCCCTACACTATCTATAGAAGGCTTTTTCTGTATTGCTTTTTCAAAAGATCTTTCTATTAATGCCTCATTACTTGGCTTTTTTATTATGTTGCGGTTGCTCCACAATAAGCTCTTTTCTTTCTTCTTTTCTTCTACAATAGGTGCGTTAATGGCTACTTTTTTCTTTTTAAATATATTAAACATATTAAACATAAATGAACCTTATAATTTTATTGATTATATCTTACCATATTATTTTAACTTAACCAAAAAATGAAGATGATTTTTTAGCTAGCTCTGATATCCCATCGTTCAATACATCTACTTGGTCATCATGCTTTGCATTGGGGAATGTCAGTAGTTCTGGTATTAAGTCTGATAGATAACTTGCACCACTTAAGAAATAAACCCTACCACTTGCAATATATGGGGCTGCATCATATGCCCTAGTTATCTTATCGGTACTTCTTTGTATAGCCTTTACATTGATTTTATTATCTCTCTTAAGTGACTGTATTAACCCTGTACCGCTAGCTTTATCTTCCACGCATAAGTTTCTTAATGAACCGTTAGATAAATTTTTATGCTTATCCCAAAACGATATAGTCATCTGTTGGAGCTCTGGGGATTCCCATTTTCCTCTTAACTGGTCTATAAGATAAGCATCTTTATTTGCTGTATAGCCCCACACCTGTAACACGCTGTAATCGTTTGCCTCTTTAGTTTTCATTGCGGTATCTGCAAACATTAGTCTATATTTAAATGTTGGCTCTACCTCATAATATCTAAACCAATCTTGTTTATATAGTCCGCCGCCCTTAGGTGCAGGGGTCTGCATATATTGACCAGCGAATACATATGGATTAGCACTTTCTAGCCTCCTCAAATCTTCTATAGAATGCTTATATTCCCACAAGGGTACTTCATTCTCATCAATAGCGGGTATATTAAGATGTGTCCACTCCTCCCCATTACCGCCACCCAACAAGAAACCGCTTAGGTCTTCCTCGTGTAGTCTTTGCATGATTAAAATAATCGGAGTATCTTTTGAGTTTGTCCTGCTTTCTATTGTGGTTGAAAACCAATCAATAACATTGTTACGCATTGTATCGCTATTTGCTTCGCCTGCCTTGTGCGGATCATCTATAATTATTGCACCTTTGAAATTGGTTGACATACCACCAGCACCATAACCTGTGATAGTACCATCCGCACCAGTAGCATATACACAACCACCAGCATTAGTACGCCACTCATCTTTAGCGTTACTATCATTTCTTAGCTCTACTTCACCAAATATTTCTGCAAAGGTTTCCCCTTCGACTATAGCCCTAGCATTCCATGTATTATTAGTTGCTAATCTCTTAGAATAACTAGCATGGATAAATTCACTATCTGAGTAATTACCAATGCACCAAGCAATAAAGTTAATAACAGCTAACTCTGTCTTTGAATATCTGGGAGGTATGTTTATTATAAGTCTTTTAATGTCGCCTATAACAACTCTCTCAAGGTGCTCGCATATAACTTTATGGTGCCAATTTTCTACCCAGTCGATACCTTTGCGACTTTTGAAAATAGTCTTTGAAAAAGTTAGTAGGTCTGTTCTGCATTCAACGATATCATTTATTTGCATACTTTGCCTTTAGGGCTTCTGTGATTAAGTCGCTGTTGTTTTCCTTAGGACTCATTGTACCATCGCTACTTTGATGGTCGAGCTTTGTTGCTGCATTGTAACCATGCATAACGTTAAGCTCTTTAATCGCTGCTATTATCTCGGTAGGCTTATGATAAAGTGATCCATCTTTTTTTTTCTTGTTTGCTAAGTTTGCTAGTGTTATAACAGACATCTCTCTAGTCCATAACTTTTTTTTAGATAATTGTTTTTTTAACTCATCTATCCTTAGGGTTAACTTAGGGTTAGAAAGCAACCTGCTAGCCTCCACAAAAATGCCATTTTCTCCAGCTCCTTCAGAAACACTATAAGCCTCTTTATACGCTTTTGAAGCATTACCATTTTTCGCATACGCCTGACAAAAGTTTTCCTGTTTTACTGTCAATTCATTTTGTTCTTTTTCTACCTTTTTCATATCATGCCCCTTACTATAAGTAATTATATTATTTCAAATTACTTACTAATCTAATAAATCTATCATATGGTTTTTTTATGCAAGATGATAACTCAATATATGTTTTATTTTCTTCGGGGAATGTATGTATTGCAAAATGACTTTCTGATAACAACCATAAACCTGTATATCCAAAAGGTTTAAATGACTTATGCATCTCATCCTCAATACCAAAACCGCTATCAATAAGAATACTAGCGAATAAATTTCTTAGATACATTTCATCAGTCGATTTAATCCATTTTGTATGATTATACATTTTAGCTTTCATATTCTTTCTCCATTTCTGCAACTTCAACATCGCCCAAATATTCTACCGCTAATTTAGCGTCACCCTTTAAAAATACCAAGATGTTTTGGTGCATCTTGCCAACTTTTCGTGATGTTCGCATATACTTTCCAGACCTTAAAGGCAATGTTCCAGCACCATTTACAATAATAATCTCATTATAGTAAATATAGCCAGCATCTTCCATAATTTGAATTGTCTTTGGTATTGTGCCGATATAAGCACCTTTTTTGTTTCTTACCTCACCCATTACTACAACTGCAAATCTGTTGTTCCTTAACTTGCTAAATGTTTTTTGAAGTATTCTTTTATACACGATAAAAAAATCACTATGGCTCATGTTTGATAGGTCTTGAGTGTTGTCGCTATAAACCTCAAGGTCTGCATAAGGTGGGCAGGTGAAAACTAAATCAATACTATCATCTTCTATGTATTCATCCATATTTTCGCTAGTATCACAGTAATATTTACACTTAAGATCAGCCATATCAACACGATGTTGATTTAATTCTGCTTGCTCTTTCCTCAACTCAATTCCTTTAAACTCCATCCCCAAATAGCCAGCAACATAGCCAAAAATTGAATCGCCTGCAAAAGGGTCAAACGCTAAACCTCCCTTGCACCCGAACCATGAGACGCAAATTTCAGCCATAACGGGATCTAAAATACTCACACCGTTATTTAACTCGGAAATTAAATTATGATTTTTTGATTTTGAAAGTGTATTTTCACGGCTTTCTCCTTTGTCTTTTATTATTGACAACCACCACCTTTTTCTTTCCAACCAATCGGCTTTTCTTGTGTCTAAAACGCTAAACGGTGGCTGTAAAAAGTTTTCAATCATACTTCCTTTGACCCCATCATCTAAATACTCTTCTTTTGAATCTGGATTAGAAAAGTCAAAATCTTCAAAGTCAGCGTCAAAATCAAAACCTAATTCGCTAAAATCAAAATCTAATTCTCTCAAAGTCTCTAGCTCGATATTAAGCTTATCCAAATCCCAATCAGAATTTTCTGCTATTTTGTTG